TGACAATTTTGAAGAGAGAAGACAATTTATACAAGACAATACAAATTCAAGAGAGTTGAGAAAAAAAGTTCAATTTAGTGATGGGACACTTCAAGTATTGAACAATAATTTAAATGCAAATTTTGATGTAGTATACAAAGATTTATTTCCTATAGAACTATCAACTTTGAATTTTAATGTTGCTGCAGATGATGTCCAATTTTTTACTGCACAAGTAACATTTGCTTATACTGTTTATGAAATTAGAACTTTGAGGGGGCAGAGAAGAGAAGAATAATATGTTATAATTAATTTACATGTGAGGTTTTGTAATGACTTTAGAAGAAATTCAAAAAATGTGGGCAGAAGATTCTGTTATTGATGATGATCTTCTTTGTGTGGAAAGCACCAGAATTCCACAACTACATCAAAAATACATGGTTATATTTAATGAGTTCTCTCTAATGAAAAAAGAGAACGAATTTAAGTATAAAATTTTGCTGCGTGATAAATGGAGGTATTATAAGGGAAAGGCACCAAAAGAAATGTATAAGGAGTTGCCTTTTGATTTAAAACTAACAACAAAAGAAGAGATCACTTTATTTTTGGAGGCAGATGATGACCTTCAAAAACTAGGTTTAAAAATAGAATACATAAATCAGATACTGTCTTATCTTGATAACATTCTAAAGATGGTATCAAATAGAACGTATCAAATCAAAAATGCTATTGAATGGCAAAGATTTAAAGGTGGATTTTAATGAGTGATCTTATCATCAAGAAAAAGAACGAAGTCTATTTAAAAATACAAACAGAACCTCACATCAATGTAGAACTTGCAGAATACTTTACCTTTGAAGTTCCTGCAGCAAAATTTATGCCACAATACAGAAACAAACTGTGGGACGGCAAAATCAGATTATATTCTCCAGGAACAGGAGAATTATATTGTGGTTTAATAGAATACTTGGAAGAATGGTGTGATATTAAAGGTTATTCTCTTGAATATGAAACTTGCAAATTTCATGGTCACCCAAAAGAAGAAAATGAATTGATTAGTCCTGAGGGAATAGTTTCCTTCATAAAATCTTTGCACTTACCACACAAAGTAAGAGACTATCAGTATATGGCAATTTATGAAGCATTGAGATTTAATAGGAGACTTTTATTATCTCCAACTGCTTCTGGAAAATCTTTGATGATTTATTCTTTAGTTAGATATCATGTTAATGCTGATAGAAATGTTTTAATTATTGTTCCGACAACTTCTTTAGTAGAGCAACTTTATAAAGACTTTGAAGATTATGGATGGAGAGCAGAAGATTATTGTTATAAAATTTATGCAGGTAGAGACAAATATCATATCGATCAACCTGTAGTAATTACAACTTGGCAATCAATCTACAAAGAAAATAAAGCATGGTTTGATAGGTTTGATGCTGTTATTGGAGATGAAGCACATTTATTTAAAGCAAAATCTTTGACAGGCATTTTAACTAAAATGCACCAGTGCAAATATAGAGTTGGATTTACAGGAACTCTTGATGGTAGCAATACTAATCAATTAGTTCTTGAAGGTTTGTTTGGTAAATGCAATAAAGTTACAAACACAAATCATCTTATCAATGAAGGTCACCTATCTCGTTTGAAAATTAAAGTTTTATTGTTGAAACACAAATTTAAAAAATTTGAAAGTTATCAAAATGAAATGGAGTATATTGTCACTCATGAAGGTCGGAATAAATTTATTCGTAACTTATGTCGAGATCTGCAAGGAAATACTCTTGTACTCTTCAACTATGTCGAAAAACATGGAGACCCTCTTTATGAACTTATAAATACTAGTGTTGACGATCAGAGAAAAGTCTTTCTTGTTCATGGTGGAATAGAAACTGAAGAACGTGAAAGAATTAGAGCTATAACTGAAAAGGAAAACAATGCTATCATCGTTGCTTCTTACGGGACTTTTTCTACTGGTATTAACATCCGAAATTTACATAATGTTATCTTTGCTTCCCCTAGTAAATCAAGAGTCAGAAACCTCCAATCAATCGGAAGAGTTCTGAGAAAAGGAGAGAATAAAAATCAAGCAGTTTTATATGATATCTCTGATGATATTTCTAAAGACAATTTCAAAAATTACACCTTAAATCATTTGTTTGAAAGAATTAAAATTTATAATGAAGAAAATTTTGACTACGAAATTCTAGAAATTAAGATCAAAGACTAGTATGATTAACTACATTCGACACGAAGAAGAATTTGAAGCAGTAATTAAACTCACGTCAGGAGATGAAATTATTGCTGAATGTCTTTTGTCGCAAGAAGGAGAACAATCTGTATTGTATGTTTCAAATCCTTGCTCTGTCGAAGTTATCACACGAGTTGGAGAAAATGGGCAAAAGGTTCAAGGTGTTGGAGTTTCCAAATGGATGAGATTTTCTGAAGAAGAATTTTATATTATTCAAGAAAAAGATATTTTATCAATTGCTCCAACATCTAAAGAAGCTTCTGCCATTTATCATATGTTTCTAAGAAGCGAAGAAACGGATGAAGAAGATAAAGTAGATAATAAAGTTGAACCTGACGCAGCGATGGGATATATTAACTCAGTTGCTGCAGAAAGAGAAAGATTAGAGAGATTATTTAAGAAGCTTTGAATCTCTAAGTATTTCATCCTTTACAAGAATGATTGTACATATAATTTGAATGTTTGTCAAGCTCCCATCGTTTTGTGTTTGGGACTTGACAAATTTTTATTTTGCGGTATACTAGTAAACAAAGATAATCCAAAGCAATGAACGAAAAGAAAAAACAACATTATATTAATAATCAAGATTTTCTTGAGGCTATCATTGTCTATAGGAATAAAGTTGCTATTGCAAAAGAAAAAGGATTAACAAAACCAAGAGTATCAAACTATCTCGGTGAGTGTTTTCTTAAGATTGCAACTCATCTATCGTATCGACCAAACTTTATTAATTACATGTATAAAGATGATATGGTATGTGATGGGATTGAAAATTGTATTCAGTACATTGATAATTTTGATCCTGAAAAATCTAAAAATCCATTTGCATATTTTACTCAGATTGTTTACTATGCCTTCCTAAGAAGGATTGCAAAAGAAAAACGTCAGATGGATATCAAGGAAAAATTAATTGAAAAGACAGGTTTTGAACAAATATTTACAGGTGATGTGGAAAATTATGCAAATTATTCACAAATAAAATCTAAAGTTGAAACTAGCAGTAGGTACGGTTAATGAGTAAAGTCTTTGTTATTACTGATCAACATTTTGGAGTGAGAAATGATTCGCAAACTTATGTAGAGTATTATAAAAAATTTTATACTGAAATTGCATTACCCTTTATTAAAGCCTCAAAAATTAAACATGTACTTTGCTTGGGTGATACATTTGACCGCCGTAAATCTGTAAACTTCAATTCTTTGGATGCGGCAAAAGAAATGTGGTTCAATCCTTTGCAAGATATGGGTGTCTCGATGACCATGCTGGTAGGAAACCATGACATCTACTATAAAAACACTCTTAGAATTAATGCCCCATCTCTCCTCCTGGGAGAGTATGGCAACATTCAGATTATGGATGGCCCTGGTGAATTCCTTCTTGGTTCTTTGCCTGTACTTGGCATCCCTTGGATATGTGATGACAATCGATCCAGAGTTTACGAACTTTTGGAAAAATCTAACGCATCTCTCTGTGTGGGCCATCTTGAGTTTAATGGTTTTGAGACTGTGCCTGGAATTGTAATGGAGCATGGGATATCCACAGATCCATTTAGGAAATTTGATAAGGTTCTTTCAGGTCATTTTCATAGTAAATCAAATAAGGGTAATGTGTATTATCTTGGCAACCCTTACGAACTTTATTGGAATGATTATCAATCCAAAAGGGGATTTCATGTTTTGGATACTGATGATTTGAGTTTAAAATTTTATAGAAATCCTTTTACGATGTTTGAGAAAATTTATTATAATGATATTAAAAATTGTTACACATCAGAAATAGATTTTTCACATCTAGAAAACAGATATGTTAAAGTTTTTGTTGAAAGTAAAAATGATCAATTAATTTTTGATCGGTATATCAATATGGTATATAATTCAAATCCAGCAGAAGTTAAAATTATTGAAGATCTTTCTGTTGAATTTGAAGGAAGTGAAGAAGATTTTCAAACCGAAGATACAATCACTCTATTGGAAAATTACATAGATAATTTTGAATATTCTGTTGATAGAGATCTTGTTAAGACTGCAATAAAAAGTCTTTACACTGAAGCATTGGAGGTCTAATGTATATTCTTACTTCTAAAAAATCTGGAGGAGTTTATGCGATCGAAAATAAAGATCGCATCAAAACTGTTCAAATGTTTGTTGACAAAGATGACGCAGTAAGATATCATGGATTGCTATTAGCAGATGACTATCGTGAACCTCTAGAAGTTACCGAAGTAGATGAAAATGCTGTTATTGACAATTGCAATATATTTGGTTACAAATATTGCATTATTGAACCTAATGATTTTGTAGTGCCACCCCGATGATTATTTTTGAAAAGATTAGATGGAAAAATTTCCTTTCAACTGGAAATCAATTCACTGAAATTGAACTTAATACAAATTCTTCAACTCTAATTCAAGGTTCAAATGGTGCAGGTAAAAGCACTATCCTTGATGCAATTTGTTTTGGGTTGTTTAATAAACCATTTCGTAAAATTAATAAACCCCAACTTGTAAATTCAATTAATGAAAAAGATTGCATAGTTGAAATTGAGTTTGGTATTGGAACACTAAAATGGAAAGTTGTTAGAGGTATTAAACCAGCAAAATTTAATATCTATAAAGATGGTGTCCTTTTGGATCAAGATGCAGCAACACTTGATCAACAAAAATGGTTAGAGCAGAATGTTCTGAAAATGAACTTTAAGAGTTTTACTCAAGTTGTAATTCTTGGATCTTCTACTTTTGTACCTTTCATGCAACTAACTCCTGCATATCGTCGGGAAGTTATTGAAGATATTCTGGATATTCAAATCTTTTCTACAATGAATATTCTTCTAAAAGAACGTCTTCGTTTGACCCAGGAACAACAAAGAGATTGTGCCTATGAACTCAAGTCTGCAGAAGAGAAAGTAAAGATGCAGGAAGAGTACATTCGCAATTCGCAAACAGCGAATGGGGATGTAATTCTCACTAAAGAGAAAGAGATTGCTAAGATTGAAGAGGAAATCTTTGATCTTCAAAAGCAAATCAATATGCTTGAAGCAGAAAGTCTTGACATTGATGCTCATACATCAGAGATCGATGATCTAAAGAAACAGATTAAGAAAATTAATGAACTGCATTTTAAAATCACTCACAATAAAAACGATGCAGAAAAAAATCTAGACTTTTTTCATGATAATGATACATGTCCAACGTGTACTCAAACTATCGAAAAAGAATTCAAAGATCGGAAAATTTCCGATCTTCGTGGTAAAACTCTACAATACACTGATGCTCTCGGCAAGATGAGTCAGCAGATTGAAGATCTTGATGGTAAATTTACCATTCTTCAAGAACGTAGAGATGTTATGAAGTCAAACGCATCAAAGGTTGTTCATCTTTCTAACATTATCAATAGAAATGAAAATTCAATTTCTAGTTTGAAAGAGGAAATCAATCGTCTTTCTGCATCTCCTGATATTGCTAAGATGCAAGGTAAATTGGAAGTTTATCAAGAAGAATACTTTCAAACTGAAAAACGTTGTTCTGAAGTTTCCAGACAAAAAAATATCTATGAAGTTATTTCTAACCTATTAAAAGATAGTGGAATTAAGTCGCAGATTATTAAAAAATATGTTCCAATCTTTAATAAATTAATCAATAAATATTTGGCAAGCATGGACTTCTATGCCAACTTTACTCTTGATGAAGAGTTTAATGAAATAATTAAATCTCGTTATAGGGATGCTTTTAGTTATTCTTCTTTTTCTGAGGGTGAAAAACAAAAGATTGATCTATCAATTCTATTCTGTTGGAGAGAGATTGCTAGAATGAAGAATAGTGTTTCTACTAATCTTCTTATATTAGATGAAGTTTTTGATAGTTCTTTGGACACCAATGGTACTGAAGATCTACTTAAAATTCTTAAAAATTTAGACAGTTCTACTAATGTATTTGTTATTTCTCATAAAGGAGAAATTCTAACAGATAGATTTGTAAACAACATTAAATTTGATAAGGTTCAAGATTTTAGTAAAATTGTTGATGAAACTTTAAAATCTTGACAAAACTAAATACCTAGTGTATTCTAGGTTTCTTGGGGAATTAGCTCAGTTGGTAGAGCGCCTGCTTTGCAAGCAGGATGTCAGCGGTTCGAGTCCGCTATTCTCCATTG